GAAACAATGGCGCAATAATGCCAGCCTCAACAATTCTTTCGGATGTTCGTCAGCCTCTTGCAACCGCGCTTGGTGGCGTTGCAGCTAATGTTTATGCCTATGTTCCCGAAGCGCCTCAAGTACCGTTTTGCGTGACAGTTCCTGACTCTCCTTATTTAGAATTACAGACAATCGGCAAGTCAACTTTACACACAAAGATAAATCTTGTCATTTCAGTTGCAGTTGCTTACAACTCCAATCCAGCAAGTTTGGACAATTTGGAGCAACTAATCATGAGCGTTCTCGCCGTCATCCCTGTTGGGTACACGATCGAGTCGGTTGAAAAACCAACAGTTACTCAAGTCGGTCCATCAAATGTTTTGGTGTCCGATGTCCGAGTTTCCACTTACTACACACAAACAACCTAAAGGAAAATAAATGGCAACGACAGTAATAACAGGTCGCGACATTTCTTTGTCGTTCACAGGTGGAACAGACATCGAAGCGCAAGCGACATCAGCAATCCTCACAAAAACAAATGTTCGTGAAACCTATCAAACACTTGATGGTGAAGCGTATAAGACAGTTAACATCGAAGGTTCTTTTGCACTTGAAATGCTTGCAGACTGGGGTAAGGCTAACTCAGTGTGTGAGGCACTATGGACTGCAGCAGAAACTGCACCTGATAACACAATCACAATGACAATGACTGCAGCTACAGGCGCAGTGTTTGCGTTTGATGTTTTCCCTGAGTTTCCAACTGCAGGTGGAGCAGGAACTGATGCTCAGACAGTATCATTCACATTCAAAGTCCAAAAGGGCGCAGTAACAGAAACATTCAGTTAAGAAATAGAAACGGGAGCACAAAATGAAACTGCCTATTCTGATCGAGTTTAATTCAGGTGAGAAAGCAACCTATGTTGCACAACCGCCTGAGTGGGCTAAATGGGAAAAAGCAACAGGCAACACAATCGGCAAGGCTCAAGACTCCATCGGAATTTGGGACTTGATGTTTTTGGCTTACAACTCAATGAAGCGTGAGTCAGGTGGGAAGCCTGTAAAGAACTTTGAAGTTTGGATGGAAACAGTTGCTGAGGTAACCGTTTTGGATGCAGACCCAAAAGTTTTGAGCCAGGAAGCATCAACCGAGTCTTGATCCAGTTAGCACTGGCAACAGGAATCCCGATGAGTGAATGGCAAACCGCAGAGGAAATTCTGACCGCGTTAGAAATACTTAAGGAGCAAGGGAATGGCAAAGGCTGAATTAGCATTTGACAAAACCGAACTTCGTGGCGTTTTTAAGGCGCTTAAGAACATGGACGAAGCTGCAACTGAGGAAGCAAGAAAACAGTCAGGCGCTCTCTCAGAATATGCACGCAAAGAGGTGATCGGCACTGCTAACGGTTTGCAGTCTAAAGCCGTAGCAGGTCGTATCGCCGAAGGTGCAAGGGTTAAGAAGTCATCAAAGATTGGCGAGATAACTTACGGTTTTGCATCTCAGAAATTTAGCGGTGGAGCAACGACCAAAGACATTTGGGGTGGTTCTGAATTTGGTTCAAATAAGTTTCGGCAGTTTCCAGTTTGGTCAGGGCGTGAAGGTCGCGGTTCAAAAGGTTGGTTTATTTATCCAACACTTCGCAGAATTCAACCTTACATTGTTAGTGAATGGACTGCGGCATTTAGTCGCATCCTGAAGGAGTGGGGATAATGGCAACAGGTACAAGAGCGTTAACCCTCAAACTCATTGCAGACATTGATGACTTTAATAAAAATCTAAATAAAGGTTCAACCGAGGTCGAAGGCTTTGGCGGCAAGATTGAGAAGTTTGGCAAAATCGCGGCAGCAGCGTTTGCGGCAGCAGCAGCGGCAGCAGTTGCCTATGCAGGCAAACTCGCCATCGATGGAGTCAAAGCAGCCATTGAGGATGAAGCAGCGCAGGTTCGCCTTGCAGCAGCTCTCGAAAACGCAACAGGTGCAACTCGCGACCAAATTGCAGCAGTTGAGGAACAGATTTCTAAAACCGCACTTGCAACAGGTGTTGCCGATGATCAACTTCGTCCAGCACTGCAACGCTTAGCGGTTTCTACAGGTGACACAACAAAGGCTCAAGAACTTCTCAACCTTGCATTGGATGTCGCTCAGGCAACGGGCAAGCCATTAGAAACAGTAGCAAACGCATTAGGTCGAGCCTATGATGGAAACACAACATCTCTTGGAAAACTAGGCATTGGGCTATCGGCAGCAGAACTCAAGACAATGAGTTTTACTGATGTTCAGGGCAGACTCTCAGACTTGTTTGGTGGGGCTGCAGCTAAGAACGCGGAAACCTTCCAGGGTCGCATGGATCGACTTAAAGTTGCATTTGATGAAGCCAAAGAAACAATCGGTTTTGCTTTATTGCCAATCATTGAGCGATTGGTTTCATTTGTTGTTAATCAGGTTGTTCCTAACTTTCAAAAGTTTGCCAGCGCTTTCGACCCAATCAAAAAAGCAATCAACGACAATAAAGAATCGTTTCAAACATTGTTCAACTTTATTGGCGATTATGTCATTCCAATTCTGATCACTCTTGCAGGTGGATCGCTTCGAGTTGTTGGAGAAGTGTTTGGCAAAATCATTAACATTATCGGCGCAGCAATAGATAAGATTTCAGCATTTGTTGAATCTGTTAAAAACATGATTAATTCAGTAATTGCAGCATATAACCGACTTCCCGGTCCTAACCTTTCCTTGATTAACACAGGCGGCGGTGGCGGCGGTGGCGGCGGTGGCGGCGGTGGCGGTGGCTTTAATTCAAACGCTGATATTTTGGGCGCGGTTCAAGGACTCGCACTTTCCTCGACTGGCTTAGCAGGATTAGCGGCTGGTGGCGGCGGTGGCGGTGGCGGTGTTCCTAAATCCGTACTTAAAAATCAGCTTGAAATATATCTAGGTTTCAAAGAGCAATTAGAAAACATTCAAGACCAACTCATGGGAATTAAACAAGTTGACCCATTTACTTATGGCTCATTTAGAATGGGCGAAGCGAGAACAATGGAGCAATACAACATCACTGTCAATGGTGCGATTGACTCAGAATCTACTGCTCGCCAAATTGTAGAAATTCTTAATGACTCAGCAGCTCGAGGAACATTAGGAGCGGCAGGATTTAATCGATGACCGCATGGAGTCCAGTTTGGCAGGTGTCGTTGAACGGTGGGACTTTTACATCAGTCACACTTGCAAACCTGACAATAACATCAGGTCGGACGGACATTTATTCTCAACCTGTTGCAGGCTATTGTTCAGTTGAAATACTCAACACAAATCAATCAGCAGTCAGCATTGAGATTAACGATCAGATAGCAATTCAGGTCAAGGACTCTACAAACACTTTCGTTCCTATCTTTGGCGGTTTCATTACCGACATTGACCAAAGCGTTAAATCATCAGGGGCAAGTGCCATTGTCCAAACTTTCAAAGTTACTGCTTTAGGCGCTCTCTCTCGTTTGCCTAAGATTTTAACCGAAGGAGTCCTTTCAAAGGATTTTGACGGTGACCAAATCTATTCAATCCTTTCGGGACTTTTGTATAACTCTTGGAATGAAGTGCCTGCAGCTACTCAATGGAATACCTACAACGCAACTGAAACATGGGCGAACGCTCAGAACTCAGGACTAGGTGAGATTGACCAACCTGGGGACTATGAACTGACTGCACGATCAGCAGACACAACTGATGTCTACTCTCTCGTTGCCGCTCTTGCAACCTCGGGGCTTGGGTACATTTATGAAGATGCTCAAGGTCGAATCGGTTACGCGGATAGCACGCACCGCAGTCAATACCTTGCAGCTAACGGATACCTCGAAGTTACTGGTCATCATGCATTAGCCCGAGGCATTTCAACCTCACGCCGAATTGGTGACATCCGCAATGAGGTAACAATTACCTATAAAAATGGGCAAGAAGAAACTGCTGATGATTTAACTTCTCAGGCGCTTTACGGCAAGCAGGCTCAAAACATTCTGACATCTATTGAAAACGGCGTTGATGCTCAAACGCAAGCAGACTTTTATCTTGAACTTCGGGCTTACCCTCAGAGCCTGTTTAAGTCCATTACCTTTGAATTGACCAACCCTGAAATTGACAATGCCGATCGTGATCGACTTATCAAAGTTTTCATGGGCGAGGCATTAGACATTACTGACTTGCCTGCAAACATGGAGTCGGGCAGGTTTCAAGGCTTTGTTGAAGGGTGGACTTTTAACGCAGGATTTAACAAACTTTCAGTGACCTTATTTCTTTCGCCTGTTGCGTTTAGCCTCCAGGCGTTCAGATGGAACAATGTTCCAATAACCGAAACATGGAACTCGATTGACCCAACCCTGCAATGGATTAACGCTACAATAGTAGCCTGACAATAGGAGAACAATGGCAACAACAACCAATTATGGGTGGACAACACCTGATGACACCGCACTCGTCAAGGATGGCGCTGCTGCAATTCGCACGCTTGGTTCGTCAGTTGACACATCGGTTAAAGCGTTAAGCCCTGGAACAACCGCAGGTGACATCGACTATTACACGACATCAACCGCGAAGGCGCGTTTAGGCATCGGAACCGCAGGTCAGGTTCTAACAGTGAATGGCGGCGCAACTGCTCCGTCATGGGCAACTCCATCAAGCGGCGGAATGACTCTGCTAAGCACAACAACCTTGACTGGCGCATCAGTAACTTTATCTTCCATCTCAGGAAGTTACAATGATTTGCAGTTAGTCATTAGAAATTACAAACCAGCAACAGATACGACTGCTTTAAGATTAAGAATAAACGGCGATAGCGGCGCGAATAGATATTTTCAAACAAATACATCAACATCAGATAATGGCGGCAGCGCTTTGGCTTTTGATGATACTTCTATGGCAATAGGTGCAACCAATGATAACTCTGTCGCGAATGGTTTAAGCGTTTTGAATTTTTATGATTACACCAATGCCACAACTTGGAAGATATTGGATTTCAGAGGAGTAACTGTTGATACAACTACTACGACCAATTTCAGAATGTATAATGGTCATGGTGCTTATAATCAAACTGGATCTATAACAAGTTTATTTTTATTTCCTGCTTCAGGAAACTTTACATCAGGAACCGCACTACTTTACGGAGTAAAATAATGACTAAAACATCTCGTCCAATGGTAAGGATTCATAACACAGAAACGAATGAAATAATTGATCGTGAAATGAATGATGAAGAATTTGAAGCGTATAAAGCACAACAAGCAGCACAAGCGGTAGCCGATGCGGCAAAGGCAAAAGCCGAAGCAGATAAGGCTGCGCTATTGGCTCGTCTTGGCTTAACCGAAGATGAATTAAAAACTATTCTCGGATAATGAAGCCTAAGTTATCTAAGTCTGCTATCCAACTTCGAGAACAAATTGACGATGCCTTCGCCGATCGTGATCGTCGCTCGGACTCAGGGGCTTACTCAGATGCAAGGCATGCTGCTCGTAAGTCTGACCACAATGCGGATGCTAATGGTTGGGTACGCGCCATCGACATTGACCGTGACTTATCGAAAGGGCGGGATGTCATGCCCGACTTGGTTGATCAGATTCGACTTTATGCCAAAAAGCATGGACGATTTACTTACATCATATTTGACAAAAAAATTGCTTCACCCATCCTTAACTGGAAATGGCGCAAATACAAAGGCATTAACCCACATGTCAAACATGCACACTTCTCGTTTCGCAAGGATGCTGACATGGATGGCTCGTTTTACAAAGAAATCCCTATGATCGGAGAAAACTAATGAATATCAAAAACCCTATATTCCTCACCGCAGGTGCATTTCTTTCTGCTTGGGCAGCTTCAAACTTCGATGTCGATTATCGCGCAATTCTTTGGGCGGTTCTAGCAGGTGTCTTTGGTTACGCCACTCCCAAAAAGTAATGAGCACGCAGGACTTGGCGGTTGTTGTAACTGTTGCGCTGAGCGTTATTGGTTCATTTATTGGATCGGTCAAATGGTTAGTAAAGCATTACCTAAACGAGTTAAAGCCAAATTCAGGAAGTAGCATGCGCGACCAAATTACCGCATTGGAAGCGCGTGTCGAAACAATCATTCGCATCCTAGAGAAGTGACAATTTACTCATGGCAAGGAAAGCAACTAAGCAGCTAGAAGAACAAGGCTATTCAAAACTTGATGCTTACTGCATTGGACTTCATGAGTTTTACAAGTCTCTCAAGCGAGCAGGTTTTCCCGATTCAATTTGTATGTCAATGATTATGGAAAAGAGTGCGTATCCTGATTGGCTTTTGCCTACTCCAATAAACCCAAACATTCCTGAACCTGACTGGTATGACGATGAGGATGAATGACAAAAACGAAATCCAGGATTCTAGTAATTTCAGATTTACAGATTCCTTACCATCACGAACAAGCCGTCAAGAATTTAATCAAATTAGTCAATAGGGAGAAGTTCGATCTTGTCATCAACACAGGCGATGAATTGGACATGCAATCCCAATCCAAATGGGCAAAAGGAACAAGGCTTGAGTGGGAAGCGACCCTCGATGCTGATCGAAGCGTTGCTCAAGAAATTCTTTGGGACTTACGCACAACAGACATCACTCGAAGCAATCACACGGATCGGTTGTATCACACACTCCTTCGAGGAGCGCCGTCCCTAATCGGTTTGCCTGAACTGGACTATCCAAAGTTTATGGACTTCGCCTCATTAGGCATCCGTTTTCATAAGAAACCTTTTGAATTCCATCCAGGTTGGGTTTTGGTTCATGGGGACGAAGGTTCTATGAACTCCAACGCAGGACTCACCGCACTCGGTTTGGCTAAGAAATTTGGCAAATCGGTTGTTTGCGGTCACACCCATAGAGCAGGCATTAGTGCCTATTCTGAGGGCATAGGAGGCTCGTACAGGACTCTTTGGGGCGTAGAGGCAGGTAATGTCATGGATAAGCGCAAAGCCTCTTATTTGAAGGCTGGAGCGGCTAATTGGCAGATGAGCGTAGCCATCCTTGAAACCTACGGGAAAAACCTTTCACCTATGCTTATTCCTATTAACAAGGACGGCTCATTCACCGTGTACGGCAAAACTTATGGATAACCTTATTCGAGACATTTACCCCGTTTATCGGACAATTGATGACTCAATGGACGACACGGAATTGTTGCCGTTTCGTTGTGGGAAATACAAGACAATTTCCTAAATCTATGCAACCCTAATCCTGTAGCGAACCCAGTAGCTGCAAAGGGAGCAACAAATGAACTCATTAACAATTCTTACAGTTGTAGGAATCTGCATTGCAATTTATGCCTCATTTAGATTTGGTCAAGAGTGCGGTTACGATCAGGGAATGGTCGATGGTCGTAAAGCAGTTAGAAATTATTATGAGCAGGTTGGTCGATGAAAGCAACTGAAGCGCTTATCAATGCAATCGACATCATGCAAGATCGTGGCAAGGTCTACGGTCATCCGCGAATCAATCAAGGTCGGATATCTCAAAGGCTATCCAATCTATTCGATTTCCCAATCACAGATGCTCAAGCTGCACTTGCAATGGTCGAAGTCAAACTTAGTCGAATCCAAGAAACCCCTAGTCATATCGACTCCTATATCGACTGCCTCGCTTATATCGCAATAGCGCTTGAACTTGCCACTGAGGAGGATGAACTTTATGTTTAATCTTGACAATTATGAGCCAGTTGAAAAACGACTAGGCAATCCTGAGAAAGTAACTACATTTTGGGGGGACTATCCTGATGGGCGTATTGAAACAGAACTCGTATCTTTCCAGGGTGATCGATACATTGTTAAAGCATGGCTTTATAGGACTTACATGGATAGCGTGCCGTTCTCCTCAGGACTCGCAGAGGAGAGCGTTAGCAGTAGAGGGGTTAATGCTACTAGCGCGTTGGAAAACTGTGAGACTTCTGCAATCGGTCGTGCTCTTGCAAACGCAGGTTATGCAGCTAAAGGAAAGCGACCATCCAAAGAGGAAATGATTAAGGTTGCAAGAAGCGAAATCTCAAAGCCAAAAGCCGAATACATTCCTGTTGAGAAAGAAGATGATCCTTGGACTATTAAGAATGTTGAAATGCCTAAAACATCAGCAGAGGCAGTTACATTGGTCAAGGAAATTATAGGCGGTACAACTGACAAAGATGTTCCTCGTTGCCCGCATGGGGAAATGCATTGGGCGCATGGAATGACAAAGGCAAACAAGGCTTGGGGTCATTTTAAGTGCATGGCAGCGGCAACAGGCGAACTTAACAGATGTCCAAAAGGTGAGGATGTTATTTGGTACGAGATAGCACCTGATGGCTCATGGCGACCACAAAAGAAGCGTGCATGATGATAATTGAAAACAAAGTCATTATTGCTGCTAGGGCAAGGAAAACTTCTCGAATAGCTGCTGAACGAGTTTATCCAAAGTCAGGTTCAATTCGTTTGTCAGTCTATGAGTACCTTATTAGACAAGGACTTCGAGGCGCAACGGATCAGGAAATGCAATCAAACTTAAATCTATCAGGTGACACAATTCGACCAACTCGAATGACATTGCTTAAGGATGGATTCATAATCGATTCGGGCGAAACCCGAAACAATACAAATGGCAATCCTTGCGTTGTTTGGCGTGCCATAGATACAGGAATGATCTTGTAATGGCAGAAATGATTATTTTTAGCGATGGTGAAGCGACCATCGTGGGCGGTGAATTGGAGCAACCTGAACAAATTGTTATTTATTGTGACTTATGCAATGAGCCAATAGCAATTACTGCAGTTGCTCATGATGAAGTATTTCTTCAATGCTTAAGGTGTCACGCCGTTAATGGCAAGCCAACATCGTAAGCATCGAGGTTATGCGACCGAAAGGCTCGTTGCCAACTACTTGCAGCAGTGGTGGCACGCAGCTAGTGTAGGTCGAGGTCAAGGCAAAGATGTTCACGGTGTCCCGTTCGACATCGAGATCAAAGCGCGCAACTCACTTGACATCAAAGGGACACTGCGCCAAATCAAGGCACGCACTGCCAAAACTGGGGAGTTAGGTTTTGCGTGTTTCAGACTCAATGGTCAAGGGGAAGCATCAGTCGGGGAGTTCGTCTGCATGTTGCCACTGAGTGATTTGGTTCAGTTATTAAGAAAAGCAGGTTACACAAAAATTCCTGCAAATATAGATTGGGAGAAGTCATTAGTTCGATGCAATAATTGCGGTACTTGGAAAGTAAAAAATTGGAGTTGTAGAATTTGTGAATCGGAAAATAATGCCAACCTATGAATACCGTTGCCCATTATGCAATTTGCAGATGGAGTTGGAATTACCTATGGAGCACGACCTGATTAGATGCACTGACTGTGGCGCACAAGCAAACCGAATCTATTCTGCTCCCGGACTCGTGTTCAAAGGTAAAGGGTTTTACCGAACGGACAACGCATGAGCGATGAATGGTACACACCTGCAATTTTATTTAATTTGTTGGGGCTTGAATTTGATTTAGATGTTGCCGCACCCAAAGGCAACAAAGGTCATGTTCCTGCTGATCGCAAATACACCATAGAGGAGGATGGTTTGGTTCAGCCTTGGGTTGGTCGTGTTTGGATGAATCCACCTTACAGCAAACCAGCCCCTTGGATAGAAAAGTGGCTTAATCATAACAACGGGATTGCATTGTTACCAATGGCAAAATCTAAATGGTTTAATCGAATGATTGAATCAGATGCAAAATTTATTGTATTGCCATCAGTGTTCAAGTTTGAAAGTCCTGAAGGAAAACCATTGAGCCTGATGATGGGATCAACTTTATGGGCTATTGGTGAATCAAACATTGAAGCAATTGGAAAAATTTCTAAAATTCGATAAGAAGAAACGCCGTTCTGACCTGCGATAATAGAAATGGATTTGACATGATGAGTACACTCAGAGGGCTAGAGCCCATCAAGGGCTCACAGCGAGCCGCTCAGCGGACAGCTCGCAGGGTAGCCATCGTTATCGGGATAACTATGTTTGCACCTATGGCACATGCAAACACGGGCTCAATAAATCAATATATTTACAATCCTAAGAAATACATAAAAGCAACAATGCCTAAGCATGAGGCTAAATGCCTTAGATTGCTTATAGGAAAAGAAAGCGCATGGAATTACAAAGCCATTGGCAATCTTAATGGAACTCATCAAGTCTATGGACTATTACAAATAAAGAATCCCATTGCTAAACACATGAACCCTATGCAACAGATACAGTTACACATGCGATACTTAGAACACAGGTATCAAGGTTCAGCGTGTAATGCGTGGAAGCATTGGCAAAGTAAGGGATGGCATTGAGTAGCAGCTTAAAGAACAATGGATCATCTACTCGATGGAGAAAGATAAGAGCGCAAGTCATTCGTAGAGATGGCGTATGCCAGCGATGCGGAAGTGATGAAGCATTGAGTGTTGATCACATAGTGCCTCGAGCACTTGGAGGAAACGATTCGTTTGATAACTTGCAAGTTCTATGCACTTCATGCAATTCACGCAAGGGGGGTAGGTTTTTTGAGAGCGCAAGGACACCCCCGACCCTTCCTGTTTCTTTTTACCCCGAAACCGAGTCAAAAATACATGATCAAGACTAAATGGTTCAGTTCGGCTCAAAATGGCTGAGAACGGCTCTCAAAGGCTTGAATCGGGCAGGGTAGGGGTAACAGAACCTCGTATTCGCTCAAAAAGCCTAGATTTACCTTCCCGAGGTCAAGAAATGATTGAGTTCTGCAAGGAAATCGGTTATCCGCTATTGCCTTGGCAAGAATTACTTGCGATTGAAACCTTGAAGTACAAACCCGATGGACGATGGGCGCACCCGATTGTGGGCTGCATGATAGCGAGACAAAACGGAAAATCAACATTTATGGCGCTTCGTATCCTGTTTGGTATTTATAAACTTGACGAGAAAATGCACTTGGCAACTGCTCACAAACTAACAACATCGGCAGAAATCTTTTTTAAAGTTGGTCAAATGATTGAGGACTCGCCAATTCTGCAGGCTAACTTTGCTAAGAAGTACGAGTCCAAAGGATCGCAGGAAATTAGGTTTCTTAATGGAGCGCGTTACTTAATCCGAGCAGGAAACTCAGCAGCTCGAGGCATTGCTGCTCCTGATGTTATTCATATTGACGAGTTACGCGAATTTACCGATGAAGAAATTTGGTCATCAATGCGATTTACTCAAATGAGTAATAAGAATCCTCAGGCAATCGTTTATTCAAACGCAGGTCATGCGCAATCGGTATTACTTCTCAAGTTAAGAGAGCGTGGGCTTGCAGCTTCTCAAGGCGGTGAGGATTCTATTGGTTGGTTTGAGTGGTCAGCAGAACAAGATAAGCCAATCAATGATATTGAAGGGTGGTATCAAGCAAACCCGAGTTTAGGTTGGACTATCCATGAAGATAATATCCGCGACAGTTTGTCAGATCGTGAGGACATTTTTAGAACTGAGGTTTTGTGCCAATTCGTTGACATGATAAATCCAGTCATCATCCCTAGCGAGTGGGCGAAATGTAAGGACGAGAAAGTTAAACTGGATATTGAAAAAGACACTTGGTTTGCCATCGATCTTAGTCCCGACCGTCAACACGCAGCTCTTGTCGCAGGTCAAAGAATCGGCAAAGATAAATTTATGGTTTCCTTGCTTCAAACTTGGTACAACCCGATTAACCTCGATGACAAATTGCTTGCAAATGATGTCGCTACTTGGGTGCGTAAGTATCCCGTCAATACAGTGGCGTTTAGCAAATCAACCGCAGCAGCAGTTGCCGCTAGGTTGCAACCTGCGGGCATCCCAATCCATGAAATCTCAGGGATCGAGTATCAACAGAGTTGCGATGAGTTTGTTTCGGCTATTTCCTCAAATCGTCTCGTTCACAAAGGGCAAGAAGAACTCGACAAGCAAGTTTTGTCTGCAGTCAAACTTCAAAGAGGTGATGGAGGTTGGGTCATGGGCAGATTAAAGTCAGGAATCGTTTGCGGTGGAGTCGCAGCTTCGATGGTTACTCATTTTGCGACACGGGCAGAAACCGAAGTTGACATTCAAGTCGGTTGACATAATGCTATAATTTGTCTAATGGCTCTGTTAGACTTTTTTGTTCCTAAAACTCCTGCTGCTCCTATCACAGTCGATGCAGCATCTACACCTGCGCCTTTTAACAATACAGGATCAATTTCACCTTTCATTTTTACATCTAGCGCAGCAACACGCGCTCAAGCAATGGCAGTTCCAACAATCGCACGCGCTCGAGGAATTCTTTGCTCAACAGTTGCAAGTTTGCCAATGGAGCAATACTCAAAACTTAACGGCGCACATTTACCAACTCCATCAGTAATCAATCAACCTGATCCACGCGTTCCAGGTTCTGCAATCTACGCATGGTTAGCAGAGGACTTATTATTTCACGGGGTCGGTTACGGAATGGTAATGGAGCAATACGGTGACACAGGTCGCGTTCGTTCTTGGACAAGAATTGCACCTGATCGTGTTACACAAAAGTTAAATCATTTACAAACTGAAATCATTGGCTATCAAGTCGATGGAAGTATCGTCCCAACGCAGGGTGTCGGTTCTCTCGTTGTTTTCTACGGTTTAGATGAAGGAATTCTTAATCGCGCAGGTCGCACAATTCGTGCGGCACATGCTTTGGAACAAGCTGCAGAAACATTTGCAAAAGAGCCTGTTCCATTGCAGGTTTTGAAATCAAATGGCACAAACTTACCTGCAGAACGCATTGCTAAATTGCTTGAGGCATGGCGTGCAGCTCGTCTAAACAAATCAACTGCATTTCTTAATGCTGATGTCGAATTGCAAGCGTTGGGCATCGATCCAGCGAAACTCCAACTCAATGAGGCGCGCCAGTATGTCGCTTTGGAATTGGCTCGCGCTTGCAACCTTCCTGCGTATTTCGTTAGCGCTGAAACAACTTCGATGACTTACTCAAACACTCAATCCGAGCGTAGAGGACTTATTGACTTCTCGCTTCGTCCAATCTTGACTGCGATTGAACAACGCCTCAGCATGCCCGATTTCGTCAGCAGCACCACAGAAATTCGTTTTTCACTTGATGACTTCCTTCGTGGAAATGCGTTGGAGCGTGCTCAGGTTTATCAAATTCTTAACACAATCGGAGCAATGTCAGTCGAACAAATCAGAGAAGAAGAAGATTTAATCGACAATGGAGAAAGAGCATAAAATGAAAATAACAATGCCAGTCACACTCACTGCATCCGATGCTGAATCACGCATCATTGCAGGTCGAATCGTCCAATGGGATGCGGTGGGAAACACATCCGCAGGTCAGACAAAGTTCTTGCCTAACTCAATCGAATTTAGTAACGACACAAAACTAGTTTTAGAACATGAGCAAACAAAGCCAATTGGCAAGTTAATGGAGTGGTCACAGGATGAAACAGGTATCACTGCCTCATTCAAGATTGCTAAAACAACTGCAGGAAATGATGCACTCGAGGAAGCTGCAACAGGACTGCGATCAGATTTTTCAGTCGGTGTTCAAGTCAATGACTGGACAAACGACAAAGGCGTTATGGCTATCAGTTCGAGTTCTCTCGTAGAAGTCAGCCTTGTCACATCAGGCGCTATTCCAGGAGCAGAAGTTGCTCGCGTAGCCGCAGTAGATACACCCGAAGTTTCTGAGGAATCTCAGGAAGTTACACAATCCAATCCCGAAGGAGAACAAGTGTCAGACACTACCGTTCCAGAAGCATCTGCCGCAGAAACGGTAGAGGCTGCTAAGGTTGAAGTAAAGGCTGCAACAGCACCTTACATTTCAACAACTGTTCGCAATCCAATCGTGGACAAGGCTTCATACTTGGAGCACTCAGTTCGCGCAAAGATGGGTTCTGAAGAATCACGCATGTTTGTTGCAGCAGCAGCAGATGTTACAGATAACGCAGGACTCGTCCCAACTCGTCAATTGACAGAGGTCATCAACGGCATTTCAAACGCTGATCGTCCAACAATTGATTCAATTTCTCGTGGTGCTCTACCTGATGCAGGTATGTCATTCGAGATTCCTAAAATTACTGTTGCTCCAACTGTTGCAATCGCAACTGAAGGTGGAACACCATCAGAAACTGACCAAAACGCAGCTTTCGTAACTGTGAATGTTCAGAAATTTATTGGACAACAAACTTTCAGTTTAGAACTTTTAGATCGTTCTTCACCAGCATTTTTTGCAGAACTCGTGCGCCAAATGGAGTACGCATATGCAAAGGCTACAGACCAAAGAGTAAACGCAGTTCTTGAAACAAACGGAACAAACGGCGGAGATCGCGCAGCACTTACAACAGGCGCTTTAGTTGCTGATTTCGTTTCAGATGCAGCAGTTTCTATTTACACAAACACTCTTGGCTTTGCACAGAACATCCTCGTGTCTCCTGATCAATGGGGCGTTCTAATGGGCTTGGTTGATGGTTCAAATCGTCCAATTTTCCAACAGACAATTAACCCTCAAAACGCAGGCGGAGATTTAACTGCAACAGCGATTCGTGGAAACCTTCTCGGACTAAACCTTCGCGTTTCTCGTGCATTAGCAGGCGTAGGCGATAACTCAATGATTATCGTTAACCCAGATGCTTACACATGGTACGAGTCTCCACGCTTGTCACTACAGACAAACCTAATCTCAACAGGTCAGGTTCAAGTTGGTTACTACGGTTATGGCGCAGTTGCTACAAAACTAGCAGCAGGTGCATATCGTTACATGGTCGCAGGATAACAAACTAATCATGAGGGGGAGGTTGCTCCCGATCTCCCCCTCAGCCGTTTAACAGAGAGGAACACTAATGGCATCGATCGTCACAGTTGCAGAACTGCGTTCAATTCTTGGAGTTAGTGTTTCTCTCTACTCGGACGCTTATCTCACAGATGTAATAGATACTAGCGAAGCGGTAATTTTGCCAATGCTCGTTAAGTACGCTTCACCTATTTCAAAAGTGCAGCTTGAAAATAATGTTGCTACTTACGCGGTTCTTGGAAACAATAATTTTTCAGATGGTCAAAGCGTTGTAATCACTGGTTGCGGTTCGCCTTTCAATGGCACATTTACGATTTTAGAATCAAGCAACATTGATTTTGACGATGTTATTATTAACTCAAATCAAAGAATTTTTATTGATGGACTTTACAAAGATTTCAGTGCCTTCTTCACAGTTTCTATCACCAATGCAGACATTTCTGAACGCAATGTCATCCCATCAGGACTTGCAACCCTTTCAGGTGCGGCAACTTATGTTGGTGTGCCAGCAGTCGAATCTGCCGTTTTGGCAGTTGCAGTTGAAGTGTTCCAATCCCGAATTGCTCCAGGTGGACAAATCGAGGGTGTAGATTTCACATCAGTTTCACCTTATAGACTCGGGCGGTCACTATTCAACAGAGTTTCGGGGTTGCTCGGTCAATACCTTGATGTTGAAACAATGGCTCAATAATGCCAGCCTCAACAATTCTTTCGGATGTTCGTCAGCCTCTTGCAACCGCGCTTGGTGGCGTTGCAGCTAATGTTTATGCCTATGTTCCCGAAGCGCCTCAAGTACCGTTTTGCGTGACAG